GTTAAAAAAGAAAGTGATATATACTATAAATATAATTCAAAAGCTGATAGATTTAGAGTGCCTAATAATTTAAGAGCGCCTAAATCAGAAAGTAAAACAGTCGATTGGACCGTTACAACTGATAGTTATTCATGCAAAGAGTATGCCTTAAACGATTTAGTTGATGACCGGGAAAAAGCTAATGCAGATAAACCACTAAATTTAAAAGTTGATACTGTTGAATTTTTGACTGATATAAATGCACTTGCACAAGAAAAGAGAATTGTTGATATATTAACCGATGAAACTGTATTAACCAATTATACTGCACTTACCGGAACTGATTTATGGTCTGATTATGTTAACTCTAATCCTGTTGGAGATATTGAGACCGGTAAAGAAACCATTCATGGTAAGATTTTCCGTTATCCAAATACTCTGTTATTGGGTGTTCAGGTTTATAACCAACTGAAACATCATCCAGACGTTATTGACCGCTTTAAATATACTAGCAAAGGTATAATTACTGCTGCAATGTTAGCAGACTTATTTGAAGTAGAAAAGGTTATTATTGGACAGTCCGGTTATAACACAGCCAACGAAGGACAGACTGCAAGCTATAGTTATTTATGGGGTAAAAATGCCATATTAGCTTATGTAGAAAGTAAACCTGGATTAAAGAAATTTACACTTGGTTATACTTTTAAAGTTGGTAAAAATAAAACAAGAACTGCAAGGATTGAAACCAGACATTCAGATTGGTATGAAGTATCGCAAATACAGGATGAGGAAATTGTTTCTGTAGATTGTGGTTATCTGATCCAAACAGCTATAGCTTAAAACAACTTAGAAATTACAACGAGGGCAGGTTTTTATATCTGCCCTCTAAAAGATTAAAAGAAAGGAAGTGTTTAATATGGGAATTGATAAATTTAGAAGAAAAAGCGTATTTAAAGCAATCAGCGTAAACGGAATTGATTTATACGGTGGATTGGGTATGCCGGCCATACAAGGTAAAGTATATTATGTAGAGGGAAATGTTGGGCTTGATACACAAGACGGTTTAAGTTGGGATAAAGCAAAAAAGACTTTAGCCTCTGCAATCACAGCAAGTAATGCAAGTATCGCAAATGCTGACGAAAAAGGTTACGCATCAAGAAATACTATCTTTGTCAAAGCTGATAGACTTGATGAGGATTTAGTAATTTTCCCTAACAAATGTGATGTAATCGGTGTTGGAAGTTGTGATGCTTATGTAGGAGCAGGTATACTTGGAAATCATGTACCTGCAAATGCCGATAATTATGGAACGAGATTTATTAATATGAATTTCTTCCCACAGGCAAATGGCGATATTATTACTATAGCGTCTTCAAGTTCAGGTGTACAATTCATAAATTGTGTAGGGATTGGCGTCTGGGGTGCAATAACAGCTCCTAGTTTCATCGACATTACAGCAAGTCCTATGGCGAAAATTATAGGTTGTAAATTGTTTGGTGCATTTAGTGGTGATGTTATTGATGTTGGTGCAGGCGATGCAAGTGGTATGGAAATAGTTGATAATAAAATAATCGGCGGAGCAGATAACGGAATAGTCATAACCGGTGTAGCAACTGTAGCAGGAGCCATGTCTCGCGGAACTATCGCAAGAAATGAAATACAAGTAGCAGATAAAGTAATTGATACAAGAGCTGCTAGTGTATTTAATTGTTATGATAATCTTGGTATAAGTGGTGAAGCTCTCGGAGCAAATTCGTATGTTATTGACTTAACTTATGCTGCACGAAACATTATTACAGGAGCTGATGCGAGTGTTTATGTACCTTCATTGACAACTGTAGCTTAAATTAGAAAATATAATGGGGATATCTTAACGGGTATCCCCAGAATTAACGGGGGAGAAAAGAAATGTTAAAGAGTGAATCAATGGCAAAAAATAAAGCAGAACGTAGAGCCAAAAGGGAGAAAGGTTTAAGTAATAGGAAAAAGGTTGGATTGGGTTGGGATAGTGTTTTGAAAGTAGCAAGAACTGGATTTGAGCCACAAAGTAGAAAAGAAGCAAAAGCACACCAAATGAAATTAAAGAAAAAGAAAAGTTAAAGGAGAGAGCTTATGACTGCTTTTTGCGAAAGAACCGACATTTTAACAAATATAAACATGGTTGCTGCTGATGTAGCCGAAGCATTAACCACTAAAGCTATTGTAAAAGGTGATGCCGAAGTGAGGGCTGCATTTAGTGTGGATATGTTAAATGCTATAGATGCAGCCAGTCCTTTACCTGATATCATAAAATCACTTGCAGAAGATATAGCTTCTTATTTTGTTATGCGTGGTCTATATGCAGGAAATACACCATCTATAAACGATTGGATTGATAGATACAAAGAAGCGAAGGAAACCTTAAAATCTATTGCAAATGGCACTACACAGATTGAAGGAATTACCGTAGAAGTTAATGAAATACAATCTACCACTAAAGGATACAAACCAACCTTTGATGAAAGAGATGAAATCCATTGGGATATTGATGTTGATAAATTAGCTGATTTGAATGATGCCGATGATTGCTAAAGGTGGGGCAGTATTTTCTTTTGAAATAGAGAATAACGAACAGATTAAAGCACTACTAAAGAAAGCAGGAGATAAGGGAAAAGATTTAAGAATACCTTTAAAACGTGCCGGGATATTAATGGTTGGATCAATAGACAAGAACTTTAGGGCAGAAGGTAGACCGGATAAATGGACACCATTATCAGATATGACTTTAGCAATGAGGCGTAAACATGGCAAGGGTGCAAAGATATTACAGGATACCGGAAGGGGCAAGGGTTCTATAGATTACAAAGTGATATCTAATCAACAGGTAGAAATAGGAACGGATGTAGGTTATATGGGAATACACCAGACCGGCGGGACTGTTAGAATGTTTGGCAAAACAAAAGTCAAAATACCTAAACGAAAATTCTTATTATTCCAGAGCGAAGACGATAAAAACATAGTAAAAATCTTTACCGAGTATTTGGGAGAAATAATTAGATGAAATTAGAAACCATTTTTAATAAAGTAAAATCCATTTTAGAAGCTGATGACGTGTTAAAAGTATATATAAAAAAAGTATACGCCGGCACTCGTTCAGATGTTCCAACCAGTAATTTCCCTTGTATCTTTTTAGAGCCGACTAATGCACCTGAGAGAGATGTCACCATGCCGCATGGAATAGAAATAGGATTTGGTATGACTATATTTGCCTATATAAAGGTTATGGATATAGATAAGCAAATAGTTGGTGATGCCACTACAAAGGGTATATTAGACGTTGATTATGATATTAAAAAAGCCCTGGGTGCAAATGTGGATTTAGACGGCGAATGTATTACTTACAGTTTACCAAATACACGCTTTACATTTGAGAATTATCCCTTTCGAGGGGTTGAAATAGATATGGATATAATGCTTAAACAGAATTTTGTAACAAGGGAATAAGGAGTAAGGTTATGAAATTAAAATATACCATGAACACAGAAATGTGGGTAATTGGTGCAGGAAATTTAAAGCGAGGGGATATTATTGATGAACGTGACCAAAAGAAAATAGATAAGTTTTTACGGACAGGTATGTTCAAAAAGGTTAACAAGAAAAAAAGTAGTAAGAAAATAAAAAAAAGAAAGGAAGTGATTTAATTGAGTGAAGTAGCAGGAAAAGGCGGAAGCGTAACTTTTGATGGATTAACAGCAGGTGTAAAAAGTTGGAGTTTAGACGGTGCGGCTGATATGTTACCAACAACTGATTACGGTGATAATGGACACAAAACTTTTATAGGTGGTTGTGATGGCTGGACTGCAAGTTGTGAACTAAATTGGGATGCAGCTAATACAGTAAAAGAAGGTGATAGTGGAGAACTGGTCTTATTGGTTGGAGCAGCTACACCAAATTATACTGGTGATGTATTGGTTGCAAGTATTAGCATTTCGAGTGTAGTAGAGGGTTTAGTAACTGCAACAGTTAGTTTTCAGGGTACTGGTGCGTATACTTATACGTCAGGAGCATAAAAAAATAGTTAATGATAATGATTAGAGGTGAAGTAAATTGACAGCAAAAGCTGGAAAATTAGGAGCGGTCTATGCCGCTTATGGAGCTGGTATAGATGTTGCAAACGAACCAGTGGATTTGACTACAGGAGTAGGAACTTTGCTCCATACGAATGTTCTGGTTAGTAAGGTAACTTCTGATGATGCTGGTGCTAATCCAATTACAAAAGCATGGTATTGCACAGTAAAAGGTTCATTAGTCGTTAGTGATGGCGGGGATGTTACCGTCTATGTAACCTACAAATATTGGAATGAGGGCGTATATGCCCACAAAGACGCTATTGAATGGACAGCAGAAGCAGAAAAAGTAGTAGGTGATAGAGTATATCCAACAACGGAAACCTTATTTTATTATGAAGTTGCGGAAGGTGATGCAGGTACAACGGGAGCAAGTGAACCTGAAACTTGGGGAACTACAGTAGGAGCTACAACAGTAGATGACGGAGTTACCTGGACTTGCCACTCTTATAGTGAAGTAGGGCAGGTTTGCGGCTTCTTTAGCTGGAGTGCTGATAATGTTTGTGACATGTTACCAACGACAGACTATTGCGATGATGGGCATAAAACATATATAGCAGCAGTAAAAGGCTGGACCGGCAGTGCGGAACGGCATTGGCTAACAGAAGAAGTACTGGAATGGATTGGCGATAATCTAATAATAAGATTCTATGTCGATGAATCCAGTGACTTGCGATATGAGGGCTGGGTAATTGTAAATACTCACGGTATTTCATCAGCAGTAGATACTTTGGTATCGGAAAGTTTAGGGTTTCAAGGCGATGGTATTTTAAGTTACGAATCAAGTTAATATTAATTTAGGAGATTAAAAATGAAAGAAGAAAAAGAAAAAGACAAATTAGAGAACATAACCGGAAGTGGTATAGAAGTAACCATAAAGGGCAAGGAATACAAACTGGGCATATTCAGCATGCGGGATTTAGCAGACTTCCGGCAATATGTAAAAGGACAGCGGGTCAAGATTATACAAGCAACTATAGTAAGTATGGAAGAAAAGTTGATATTAATAAATAGTGTTCTTGATAGCAACGTAAATGAAACCAAAGAATTGCAGACTATGGATGGGGTTACATTTATGTTGTGGCGTAGCTTGCAGAAATACCAACCTGAGATAACCCTGACTGATGTAGACAATATGATTGACCTGGATAATATTAGTGAAATATCAAATGTGCTGATGAATATTGGCGGTAAAGTAAAAAACTCCCAGAAGAGGGCAAAGAAAGTATAAGCTGGAAACGTGCCTTTGCTCTCATGTCAAGATATTATGGATTTACGATTAACGAAATAGGCGATATGTCAATATATCAATTCAATTCTTATTTAGGCGAAATTATAGAAGTTGAGAAGATGTTGTCCGGTGGTGGTGGAAAAGGAAAAGCCGATAAAACAACGACAGAAGAATTAATGAAAATGGCAGAGAAAAAAGGGATAAAAACCCCAACGAAATATTAGAGGTAATAAAATGGCTTTTGGAAATACCAAAGATTTAAAATTAAATATAATGGGGGACTCCTCTAATCTTACAAAAGCATTAGGTGAAGCTAATAGCAATGTAGATAAATTTGCTAATAAAATAGGTGCAATAGGTAAAACTATGACCATTGTAGGTACTGCCGTTACTGCTGCATTTGGTCTAACAGTAAAAGCAGCAATTGATTTTAACAAAGAAGTTGCAAATATAGCCACCTTAATTCCAGGCAGTACTAAACGAGTGGATGAACTTAAATCGGCTATTAGAGATATGGCAGTAAAAGTTGGAAAAGATACAACGGACCTCGCAGAAGGTGCATATCAAGTTATATCTGCTTGGGGTGATACCGCTGATACAGTTGGTATTCTTGGTATTGCTGCCACAGCTGCCACGGCTGGTGTAGCAGACACTGCTGATGCA